GACGGACACCCCCGCCACATGACCCACGGGCGTTCGATCACTTCGGCATAACTGGTGTGCTCGGGGTGCTCGCGCATGTGGTCGAACGCCCACGTCTGCGGCCCGGTCGGGTCCGCGCTCGCGGGAGACTTCGCGGCACACTCGGTGTCGTCCTCGGCGAGCGCCAGGCACCGGAACGCGTACGTCAGTGGCGGGGCATCGTCGTCCTGATCGGGCCGTAACGTCCAGTCAACGAAAGCGAATACGCGACGGGCCGTAGTGGTCACAGCAGCTCACCCCGGCTTCGCGCGTTCGCTCGGGCGGTTTCCGCACTCAGACGCTCTGTGGGGTCCGCGGGGCGGACGTGCTCGGGCTCGGCGTCCCATTCGGTCCCGCCGCCGATGGGGTGCAGTAACCAGTACGGGCCGGCGACTCCGCGGAACTCTCCAACCCGGTCACCCCGGCTGGTGTCCACCATGAGCGTGCCGGGTTCGGGAATGCAGACGGGTTCGTTTGTGGGAACGTTCTGCGCAGACACCGCCGCTCCTCTCCGTAGTGCTTCCGCTACTCGGGCGGCCCAGCGTGGCCTACTGTCGCGGTGTCTTCAACTTGCGGCATTTGCTCGGAGAGTTAGGAACTCTGCATGGTGAACCGGAAGGAGCTGGACCCCGAAACGTCACCGGGGGCAGCGTTCGGCCAGCGTCTGAGGCAACTTCGGGACGAGCGCGGGTGGACGCAGGACGAGCTAGGCGCGCGTATGGGGTGCACCGGAACGCATATTTCCGCCGTGGAAACTGGTCGTCGTCCTCCAACTAGCCGCTTTGCGACAAGTGCTGACAGGGCGTTCGGTACCGGCGACAAGTTCCAACGCATGGTGAGCGCGCTACAGAACACGGCGCTACTGGAGGGGTTCCCGGAGTACGTGAGGCAGGAGGTACGAGCCGCAGAGATCAGACTCTTTGAACTCGGGATCGTTCCGGGCTTGCTCCAGACTCCGGAGTACGCGACTGCCATCGCCACGGGCGCAGTGCGGCGGGGCGCGATCACGGAGCAACAGGCAGACGAGCGGCTAACTCTTCTCGCCGAGCGGCAAGCATCGCTAGAACGAACCCCTCCGCCGTTTGTCTATGCGGTGCTGGACGAGAGCTGTATCCGGCGACCAGTCGGCGGGCCAGGGGTCATGGCTGCCCAGTTGGGCAAGCTCGTTGCGTTCGCCGAGCTGCCTAACACTGTGCTTCAAGTCGCCCCGTACGAACTCGGCGAGCGACGGCCCTTCGACCTACCCGTCAGGCTGGTCACTCTTGCCGACCGTTCGATGATCGCGTACGCAGAGTCCGCGATGCAGGGGCACCTAGACCGGAATACCGGGCTCGTTCTGCCCATGCTGACGGCCTACCATCAGTTACAGGCCGAAGCGATGCCCCAAGCGGCTTCCGTGGCCATGATCGAACAGCTTCGAAAGGGCACCCCGTGACGACCGAAGACCCGCAGTGGTTCACGTCCTCCTACAGCAGCAACGGCGGCGACTGCATCGAGGTCGCCGCAAACCTCATCGCCACGCGCGGTGTGGTCCCCGTCCGTGACTCCAAGGACCCGTCCGGTCCGGTCCTGGACTTCCCCGCCGGCTCGTTCGCTTCCTTCGTGGCGAGCGTCAAGGTTGGAGAGTTCGGCACCGTCTGACAAGTCGACCAACCCCGCACTAGTTGTTCGTGGCCCCATCGTGCTCGGCATGGTGGGGCTTCGTTGTGCCCACATCGGACGACGAAAGCCCCGCCACACGCCCAGGAAGGAGACGTGGCGGGGCAACTATCGAGGCTAGGCAGCCCGGACGGACGCTACGCGCGAAGGGGCACCAAACGTCAGCCCCGCGGGCGGTTCCTGGTCGGGCATGCGGTCCGTGAGGTAGATCCCCCACCCCTGTTCGTCGCGCGACACGGGGATGCGCTGCACGAACACGCCGAACCGTTCGGTGAGTTGGGCCCGGACTAGGAAGGTAGCCATGCGGGCGGCGAGCGCGTCAGCATCTGCGCGTTCCTCGCGGCTGTCAACGAACCTACGGGCATTCGTACTCATGCGGCGAGCAGTGTCAAACCGGGGCAATGTTGCCCGTAAGCGCACATGGTCACGGGCTCATCCCATTGGACCCATAACCCCGAGTCCCGGCGGACCCATTCGACGGAGCCGGCGAGTTCGCGCGTTCGCGGGTCTCGCGCGAGCAGTCGAAACCCTGTGTAGTGCGCTACTGCACGAAGCAGCCTTGCCACTATGCCCCCCTGACTTTCCACGATCAGCCGCAGGTCATCGCATGACCGAACGGTGTCTTCCCCTAATACGTCGGGCAGCTCACGACAAGCCCCCCAAGCCCCAATGCTCCCCCCGAGCACGGGCACGATCACAGTTGTCTGTACTCGGAACTCCTTGCTGTGCGTAACCATGACGTCACGCTAGTACATGCGTTCTATAGCTGGTAGGCAATATTCCCTGTGATCTACCCCACGCCTTCAGTAAAGGTCCAGTCAAGTTGTTTACACCTCTTGGACGCTCGGACCGGTCCATGCGTTGCGCAGGTTCACCGAGGCAACTTTTTTCGTTCACTCTCCATAATCATTGTTGGAGATTGCAACTAGAAGACTCTTTCTGGAGGGATGTAACGCTGTGTGATGCGTACAGGTTCGCCAACGGTTCGGCGGGGAGGGCAGCCACGAAACCGCACCCCCCTCGCCGTTGCGCTCAAGTTCCCTTGCGACTCGTGCGGTTGGGACTCGATCCGGACAGCAGTAGTGCAGCCTCGCCGGCTCGGCGGGTCACGGTGGCAACGGTCCGCCCGTCTTGGTCGCGAACGTGGATGTCCACCAGGGCGCCGCAACGCGTCACGGTCACCGTGCCCCCGTCGCTGGTCGTCATGGTCACCATGCGCGGGCACCAGCTCGGTACAGCTCGGCGAATCGTTTCGTCCCCTTGGTGCGCGCCTGCTGGACCTGGTAGCGGGTCGCCCCCATGTCCCCAGCAAGCTCGTCATCATCGGCACCGGGCTGGTACTGCGCGACTGGAGCGATACCGAAGCCGGCTTTCACGACGTGGCGTTGCCGGTCGGAGAGTGCTCCCAACGTCTTGTGCACCTGGTCCCGGATGACGGTCCGGCGGTGCGATGCGATATCCGCGGCACTAATCAGCTCGGCGGGAATTCCGGTTTCGCGCTCCATCTTCGTAGCGAGGGTGAGCGGTTCGCCGTCCTCGCCCGAAACCGGGCGGTCGAGATAGTCCAGCCCGAGCCACGAAAGGCGGGCGGCATAGGCGTGCTCGGGGGTCATCTTGCGGTCTCCCATGGCGACACTCGCCGCGAGTCGTTCAGCTTCGTACGGGTCACCACTGGCGAGGACTAGGGCAGCCTCGAAGTCCTTTGCGGCTCGCGCTGTGACACCGGGGCGAGTCTCTGCCCGCAATGCTTCCAGCATTGCCGCATTCACGTGCCGGTCTATGTAGGCCATAAATGCTTGTGGGGTGTCCCCGTCGAACTTCCCGATGCACTGCCAAATGGCTATGCGTCCGGCTTGTGCGAGGTCTTCCGCGAGGGTGTTTCCGTTCTCTATTGCGGAGCCTGCATAGTGTCGGGCTCGGGCGTTCACCAGGGATTCGGTTTCCTTGATGACTGATGACACGGCTTCCAGGTCATTTGCCTTGGCTGCCGATATCTGAGAGTGGGTAAGGCGCGTCATGGACCGTAGCTCCGTTGATCGGGGGCTTTGGTCCCTGTGGGGACCAAGGAATTCCCGGAACGGAGCGCGAGGGGTCCATAAAGGAGCCCACGGCCCTATGTAATGCGCGTCAAAAAGGGCATGAAAATGCCCCGTCCCGGATCAGCAGGACGGGGCTTGCGCATTGCCGTAATCGCTGCGTGGCAACGAACTTAGGCATATGCCAGCAGCACAACAATGCCCATAAAGCGGTTATAACGGTGTGAACCTGTACTTAGTTGGGGTATTGACGCACCAGCCGCAATGTCTTGTGACGCACGGCCATACCGTTACCGAACTCGATTACGGTGCGCGCATGAAATGTGAAGAAATCATGGATGTTGTGGCATTTTCGTGATGCTGCGAAGGGCAACCGTATGAGTGCCTCGCGGGTCTTATTTCGTCAGCTCTTCGGTCACCGTGTGTGCATGGAAAGCGGGGTGATGGTGCGGGCTGTAGTCACTCGCTCGCGCCGTACAGCGAGCCCCACGACCGACCGCCTATCTCGGCTTCCGCATCGATGGGGACTCCGAAGATCGGGAACGTCATAGCTTGCTCGAACTCGCGGGCAAACTCTTTGGCTTCGCGTTCGGGCACCGATGCCAACACTTCGTCGTGAATAGGCAAGCGGCAATATTCGAGCAGACCGGCCGATTCCATGTTCAGCATGGATTGCCCGAGCACGTCCCGCGCGGTGCTCTGGCACAGGTAATTCGTCACGGCGTACGTACGGTCCCGGTCCAACGGCAGTCGGCGACCGGTGACAGACACCAGCACCATTCCCGTTTGGAAGGCTTCGCGCTGCCACCGGGAAGCCGCCCGGCGAATCTCCGGATACACCCGGTCGTACGCCCGGAACGCGCTTCGCACGTCCTCAATCGGTGCCCCCGTCTGCCGGGCAGTCGTCTCGGCTCCGCCACCGTAGATTTTCGACAAACCGACGCCCTTACAGAGCTTTCGGTGAGCCTTGGTGAAGTCCTCGCCGAAAACGAGCCGCGCTGTGAAGTCGTGCAAGTCTTCACCCTTGCCGATTGCCTCTTTCATGCGCCGGACATTGGCGAGGGCAGCGAGGACCCGCATTTCAACAGCCTTGAAGTCCGTTGAAACGATCACATGTCCAGGGTCGGCGAGCAGACACCGACGGATCATGAAATCGGAACTCGGAAGGGTTTGGAGAGCGGGACGGGTAATCGACATGCGGCCCGTCCTCGCCTGTAGCGAGTTGATAAACGGGTGAACCCGGCCCGAGCTGTCTACGGTCTCCAGGAACGTCCGTGTGTACGCCTTGCGCCACTTCCCGGCCCGCTTGCTGCGGAGCACGGCGAGGGCGAGCGGGTTGGGTGTGCGGGTGTCGAGCGGCTGCCACTGCAACGACCTGTCCGCGAGGGCGAGCAAGACGTTCTTGTCGACCTTGACGGCTCCGCTCGCGGTGTGCTCGGTGAGCACTTCCCCCATGCCTGCGAACACTTCGGCGAGTTGGGCCGTGCTGTTGACGTTCTCGACTCCGTAGCGCCGAGCTGCCTCCGCGTACGTGCTCGCGTCCTCGCCGAGTCGGCGGTCAAGGTCCGCGGTGTACTCCGTGTCCAGCACCAGGCCCGTGCGCATCATCACCGCGCAGAGCCGAGCTATCTCGTGCTCGTAGGTGACGAGCTGGTCCCGCACTTCCAGCCGGGCAAGCTCTCGTCGTAGCGCCGGTTCGAGACGAGCCGTCAGGATCACGTCCAGCCCCGCGTACAGGAGGTACGTCGGCTCTGTGAGCGGGATACCCGCCCATCCCGTTTCTTTGGTGAGCCCGAGGGAGCGGAACACTGCTGTGAGCCCGCTCTGTGTGTCTGGTGCCGCGGGGTCCACCCAGTGCGCGGAAAGCGGCTTCAACCCCGTTCCTATGCCGCCCTCTTGGGGCTGCCGCGGGTCCACCAGGCTTGCCAGAATGCGGGTATCGACGGTCCATGGTGCGAGATCTTCCAGCGGGATGCCCGCGTGCCGATCCAAAACCAACCAGTCGAACGCAGCGTTATGGATGAGCACCTGGCGGCAACGCTGGATAGCGTCTCGCGCGTACGACGCGAAATAGCCCCCGCGCTCGTACAGCAGAACCCACGCATCGTGTGCGTCCCCGAACTGGACGGTCCGGAGTCGGTAGCCGGGCGAGTAGATATCCAGCCCGGTTGTCTCGGTATCCAGCGCGATCGGTCCCCGCTCTCGCGCCTGGTACAGCCATTCCCAAAACTTGTTCAGGTCCCCGGTGTTCTCGGGCACGTGGACCGTGACCCGCTCGCCGGCTATGTCGTGGCGAAACTCGCGCATTCCTCCCCCTAAAACAAAACGGGCCGCCCACCTGAATAGGTGGACGACCCGCGTGACTGGTCAGTAATCAGCTTCCGAAGATTCCCGGACCGGCAACGTCCGGGCTTTCGTCGGTAGCGCGGAGACCGACCAGAGCGATTCCCCGCATGGTCTTTCTGCGGGACACCCCGCGCTCTTCCATGGCGTCGTAGAAGGTGCGCCGTGTCCAGCGCTCGCGAGCCGGAAGGTTCTCGGCTTCGCACCACTCCAAATAGGTGTTGAACGCTTCGGTCCCGTTCATCACCTGGTCGTCGTCGGTCCGCTCCAGCACCCCCGGAAAGAACCCGGCGAGCTGGTCCGACGTCTCGCGGTACTCGCGGCTCGCACCCGTGATTACCTGCGGGTCTTGCAGCCCGCCCGCGTACCACTGCACGGAGCCGCGTACGGCCCACGCTGCGATGCCCTCGGCTTCCGCCAACAGGCGCACGTCTAGCGCGTGGTCCCGCTCGTGGGGTGCGAAAAAGCGCAGGAACGGCAGCAACTTGACGCGTCGCCAAAGCCCCTCATCCTGTGACTTGAACTTGGGCTTATGGTTCGTCGCGAGCAACAGGAGAAAGCTCGGCTTAAACTCGAAGAACTCACGGCGGAGATAGCGGGCACTGATCATGTCCTTACCGGTGACCCGCTTCAGGATCGCTTCGGACATGGGGGCCCCGCTCTCACCCTCGGACGCCATGACGAGCCGGGCACCGCGGAGCGAAGCAATGTCGTTCGGAATGCCGCCGCTCGCTTTGGCCTCGAACGTGGCAAACGGCGTGGTCTTGCTGATAGCTCGGAACACGGCCGTGAGCGTGTCCACCAGGACGCTTTTACCGTTCGCCCCCTTCCCCCACATGACCGCGAAAGCCTGTTCCGTGACGTGTCCGGTGATCCCGTAGCCGATGAGCCGCTGAATGTACGCGGGCATGTCCGGCATACCGGGGAAGATCTCGGCGAGGAAGGATTCCCACCGCGGGCACTCGGCTTCGGGCCGGTAGTCGATATCCAGTCCGTACGTGAGCATGTCCCGCATGTCGTGCGGACGGACGTGCCCCGTACGGAGATCAACCACGCCGTTTCGGAAGGCGAGCAGATCGGGCCGGTTGTCGAAATCGACGGCTTCCACGCGGACCGTCGGCACCGACCGAAGTTCCGTCATGAGCGCGTCGATTCGGCTCGTCATGGTGAACCCGCGGGCGGCTTGTGTCTGCCCGGCGAGGACGAGCGCGGCCCCCATACGGTGGATCTCCTGCCGTACGCGGGTGTCGGAGCGCACCCACACTGAGCCGTCCCACGAATAGAAGCCGAGCCCCGGGGCGTAGCGGATGCGGCCCCCGCACCAGGCGACGAGCGCGTGAGCGTTCATCGCGTCGGACTCGCCGAGTTGCCCCACCAGCCGGGCAAGGATCTCTGCGGCTTCGGCCCCCTGGTCGCGCGTCACGGTGTCGGCCCCGGTGCGCTCGGCAAGCTCGGCGGAGCGTGCTTCGGCTTCCGCATCGGCGGTGTCCCGAACGGGCTTCGCTGCCTTGACCGCGCGGTGCAGCTCGGGGGCGAACCGCTCGGGCTCACGCTCGCGCCATGCGGTCAAGTCGTCGCCCTCGCGGGGCAGTTCGAGCCGTAGCGCGTTCACGCCGTGTTCGGCCAGACCGGAAGCGAGCCGAGCGGAAAAGCCGTTGCCCGCCGTATCGGCGTCCCCGGCGAGGATGACGAGCGAGCCCCGCAGACCCTCGGCGAGTTCGGCAACCAGCTCGGGCGAGCCGGCGAGGGCAGCCCCGCGAATCGCCACGGCGTCATAGCCGCACGCAACAGCGGTGAGCGCGTCCCCTGGTCCCTCGCAGACCAGGACCGTCCCGTAACCACCAGCACCGCGGAACACCCCGAACGGGGACCAGCGGTGACCGCGTGGATTGATCAGGGACAGCCACCGTGCCGGGCACTGCCCGGAAAGGTCCCGCCCCTGTAGTCCTCGCGCTATCCCGTCGAACCCGTACAGGGGCACGGTCACGCGAGGGTGTGCCCGGTACTGGCGAGAGAGGTAGGGGAAGCCGTCGCCCTGGTCGCCGGGGTCCACGCCGATCCGGAGTTCCGCGGCGGTCTCCAGGTCCAGCCCGAACCGGTCGGCGAGGTAGGCCCGAGCCTTCCCGGCCCACTCGGCGGAGTAGTCCCCGAGAGCTTCCGACATCCGGTCGGTGTACGCGGCAAGACCGGCGACCAGTCGCGCGGGGACCAGCTCGGGGCGCTCGGCGGACACCGTGGCACCGGGGCCCGTCACGTCGAACAGATCGGACCAGGACAGCCGTACCGCTGTGATGACGTCCTCGGTGCGGCAGCCGGCCCGGCACGTGAACCGAACCTTGTTGTCCTCGCCGCGCCATATCCGCAAACTCGGCCGCGAGTCCTCGTGTCCGGGGCAGAGCGCGGAGTACCCGCCGTCCTGGTGCTCGTCGACGGAGCCGAAGCGCGCGAGCAGATCAGCGAACCGCACGGGACACCCCCGCGGGGACGTTGCGGCGGTAGTCGGCGAGCAAGTGCCCGAGGTCCCAAACGGTCGTGGTGAAGTACCAGCGGGATGTGTCGAGTCCGCGGGCATTCAGCCGGAACCCGTACAGCCCGTAGAACTCCCACGCGGGCATCCCGAGGGCGAGCCGTACGCGGGTCCACGTCCGTACATCAAAGTGCACACGTCCCGCGCGGACGCCGAGCCCGCGCACCTTGTGCACGACGACCCCGTACGGGAAGCCCGCGTGCACGGCTTCAACAGTGGCTTGCCGAAGCCACGTCGGTACGGCGGGACTCCGCACGTCCTTACATTCGAGAATGAACGGGACAGCGTGCACGTCCCCGATATCGCGTGCGCCTTCCTGCGCGGGTCTGCGGACGTTCATGCCGTCGAACGGGTCCCGGAACACCCCGTTCTCGTCGACCAGCTCAAGGAACGCGTTCAGGAAGTTCCGCACCGCGGATTCCCACATGGTCCCGCGTGCCTTGTTCGGGTTAGCCATGGTCGGCCCCCTGCCGAACGACACAGCCCCGTCCCATGGCGTGAGCTGCCGCAGCGAGATACCGAATCCAATGGGAACGCTGCCGCCACCCGTCCCACAAAATCAGCTCGTCACCCGCGGAGAGGTCGCGCACGTCCCCAAGCGGGGGCGCGTACTCGGCGGATATTTCAAGAATCATGCTTCCCCCCACACAGCAAAGGGCCGGACAACCCGTATCGGTCGCCCGGCCCTCGCCTGGTCTGTTGCTTAAACGCGCTCGTCCGTCACGCTCGGCATGATGAGCCGGACGTGTTCGGCGGAAATCCACTCCTTACGGAGAGATCGACGCTTGGTGAAACCCGACTCCACCCCGGTCGGCTGGACTCGCAGCATGGCGCGCAAGCGTCCGTCCACAAGCCGCGTTGTCACCTTGTCGACCACGGCGTCCGTAAGCCGCACGCGGTTTCCCTGTCGTGCTGCGTAGGCCACCAGGTCGCCCCGGTAAACCTCCTCGCCCGCGTAGTCGGTTACGACCCCCCGCTTACCCATCCGTCTTTTCCTCCTTGTAATTCAGCAAGTGCAGATACGCCGTGAACGCCTGTTGCGATACGACACCGTTACCGGCTGCCTTTAGCTGCCTGGCACGGTTGAGCCCCGGAATGCGAGTGATCCAGCCTCGCGGCAATCCCATGAGCCATTCCGCAAAAACGGACGAGAGTCGACGACCGCCACGGGGGCCGAACTCCACCGGAATTGGAGCCGGCGAGCCCATGAGGGTTTCCCAGCGGTGTACTGCGGGCCCAAACTCGGCCCACCATTCCGGCGGGGAATGGAAAGCTCCGGGGGTTTCCTCGGCAACTTCCGGGTCAACGGGCAGAAGGAATGAAACCTCGTCATCGAGTGTCGGCCCGTGCCCGCCTTCGCGGCGCTTGTCCGGATGCTGTGGGGCGCCATTGGTGCCCAAATTGGCTGTGGGTGTCTTGAAAAGCCGTGTTGCACGGTCCTTGTCGAAAAGCCTCGCCACTGCGGTAACGAGATCTTGCCCGCCGCTTCCCTGTCTCGTCTCTCGCGCGAAATCCGGACCCTTAGACGCGTCGGATGCCAGCGGAGTCGGTAGCAGGGGTAGCGATGCAGAACCATCTATCTCTATGGTGGGCGGCTCCAGTTGCGGACGCGCGGAAGCAACACCATCGCGCGTCGTACCCGCTCTCGGCCAATCCCGCGAGTACGTGCGCCAAGCCCCGGTTTCGGATGGCGGATACGTTCTCCAAGAAAAGGAACCGTGGTCGAAGAATGCGAACGGACCCGAGGACGCTTTCCCAAATACCCGACCTCTCGCCATGAATCCCCGCTCGCTTCCCCGCGTTGGAAATGTCTTGGCAGGGGAATCCCGCCGTGATGATGTCCACCTTTCCCGCGAGGGTGGACCAGTCGAATTCGGTAATGTCACCGATGTTCGGTGCGTGCGGGTAGCGGGTCGCGAGGATCAGGGACGAGTACGGATCGATTTCCGCAACGTATCTGATCCTGTCGCCGGTCAGAGCTTCGACAGCTCGGCCGATCCCGCCGTAACCGGCGCACAGCTCTAGAATTGCTATGTGATTGCTCCCCCATTGAAGGGGGTCCGAGAGGATTCCCCGGAGCCCCCTAGCCGGCCGCCCGGTCAGAGCGTCTTCGGCTCGGCAATGGCGTCATTCCAGGACTTCAGAACCTTGATTACCGGCTTGAAGTACGAGACGTCCCGCCCCTTCTTTGTGGTGTACTCCACCAGTTCAATGGACAGTTCGGCGAGAGCTTCCCCGCCCACCTTGTCCAGCGAGTTTGCGATTTCGTGCAGGACCTCGGCGAGCTTCCAAGAGCCCGTCTGGAACCGGAAAAGGCCAAGGTCGTAGTCCTCGGCGAGCCGGAACAGCACGGAAATCGACGGGGACGGACCCCGCTTCGACTTCGCCGCCGCCTTCCGGTCCTCCATGAGCGGCGGGCAACCGCACGGCTTACCCATGTCGGTTTCCGGGGAAAGGAACTCCACCCCGTCACAGTGATGGATGAGAACGTTGCCGTTCCAGAGCTTCATATCGGACGAGACCGCGGACGCTCCGGACAACACCACCTTGACGCGGTTCGTGCCCGTCAGAATCTCGATGTAGTTTTCCGACGTGCTGTCCGTCTCTTCCGGCTGCCCGCCCATGAGCTGAGCGATAGCCGCGGCAACGTCCGGGTCACCAGTCGTCACCTTCCAGTCGGCGAGCGCTTCCGGAATTCCGTTCACGGACCGGCCCGAGTGGAATCGGCCCACGGTGTCATCCGAGAACGTGCCCTTCGGCAGCGCGTCCGGGTCGGTCTCGAAGATGCGAATAGCCATACGCTGAATTCCCCCTGATTTTGGGCATAAAAAAGGGACGAGCCGTTTGTGTGCTCGTCCTGGTGCTGCTGTGCGTGATTTAGCCGCGTCGCTGCGTCCCGGTGATGAGGCGGCGGACGCTCTGCGCAATCGGGCTGCCGAACACGGTCTTGGAGATCTCGCGGTCCCACTGGAACACGTGCCGCAGCGTGAGGAACACGTTAAAGATTTCCTCGTCAATGCGAACGGGCTTGAACACCCACCCGTCCGGAGTGATGTGGAGAACCGCCGCGCCGTCTACCTTCGGCATGGGCTCGGACTCACCGTCCGGAGAAATGATCCGGTCGGCATGGGCGTACGCGGAGAGCTGTAGTGCCACGTCCGGATACGCGCTCTTGCTCGTCTTCCAGTCCACCAACAGCGTGTGCCACTCGCCGTTTTCGTGGTCGGGCTTTCCGTCCTCGCCGAGCCGTAGCCGAACGATCGCGTCAAAGCTGCCCGCGTAGCCGTGCTCGTCCGACCAGCACACGTCTTCGGCTCTGATCAGCTCGGGGCGCACGGCTAGCAGGAACTCGGCGAACCCGAGCCGGTACGGCTCCAAGTCCGGATGGACTCGGCCGATCTCTTCCAGCCGGATCATGCGCTCGAAAAGGTCGTGTGCATCCGAGCCGATCTTTGCCCGCAGGTTGGTGTATCGGGTGTGGCTGTTCCGCAGGAAGTCGACAGCCCCGGCGGGGTCGCGCTCGGCGATAGCCCGTACGGCGTCCAGGTTTTCGACGGCCGTTTCTGCGGTCATGCGAGCAGCCCAGAAAGTCAGGAAGGGCTTAGGCAGCATCCCGACGACGCTGGTTACGCCCGGAACCTTCTCGGCGGTTTCGGGGCTGATGTAGAAGCGCGAGCCCCCGCGCTTGATAGTCCGGATGGCTCCGGGCATGGATGTCCCCTCGTAAGTTCTGGTGAGTGATCAGCGAGGGATGACGGATGACGGTTAGGACCCTTTTTTGGTATGCGTCTAAAAAATAGAGAGAAAACCAAAGAGGGGATCAGAGCGTCATCCCGTCATCCCTCGCGCTGGTGTCAGCGGAGCCCTCTGCCACTCCATGTTGGCCAGGAAGACGCATTCTTGAGACAGGACCACGCTCGGCCCATAGAGTCAGCCCATGCCCCAAAACGAAGCAGGGCCGGACGAAGAGCCGGTCAATGATCCGGCCGCGGCACCCTTGACAGGTCGGGAGCGGGCGCTAGCGGGTGCAATCGGCACGCTGATGATCGGTGCAGGTACCGCGGCGGTTTTCCTGCGTAAGGTTGAAGCCGGGCCAACCGCACTTATTACGCTGGGAGCGCTACTAATCGTTATCGCTATCTCAGGCGTCTCGATCAAGCGGGCCAGAATCGGAGACAACGAGATTACGTTGCACGCGCGACAAGCCGCCGCACTGGAAATTTCCAGAACTCCAGCTGACGAGTTGGATACGGCGATTAACGTCTTGGCAGCTTACGATCCAGCCGCAGTATCGGACCCCAGCATCCGAAGTGCGATTTCTGAAGCCTACACTTCGGCAGTTCTTTCGAATTTGGATAGAGTCTATGGCGCACGATTCACCAGGACGCCATCATTCCCTAGCCTGGATGGAATCATAAATCTTGAATCAGGCGCCATCGATGTCGATGTTAGACATTATCAAAGATCTATCCCATCTGAGAGTTCAATCCGCCTAGTAACGAGGCTGGCGCGTCGAGCAAGCAGCGAGAGGGTGGCCTTGATTTGCAACATCGAGTTTCCGGAGGCTATAGCCGCGAGGATTTTTGATCAGGCCTTCGAAGAGGGAAAGGACTTGAAAATCATCACCCTGTTGAGCCCTCTTGATAGGAACGAGATTCAGCAAAAAATCTCCGCGGCGTTTCCCGCCAGCGGAAACTAGCGGGGAACCGCGAGTTGGTCCGCGAGCGCGTGCAGCTCGGCGAGGGTGCCCCCGTTGGTAAGCACGGCATCCGCCGGATAGTCGGCTAGCTCGGTCTCGCTGGTGTGCTGCCGCTCGTCCTCGCCGGCTGGTCCGTGCTCGCCGGGACGGGCCACGCGGACCAGGAGGAACCCGCGAGCGGTGAGCGCTTCGGCTTCGTTCTTGTACCGGCAGTCCGTCACGACCACGGGCAGGTTCCACCGCTCGGCCACGTCCACTTTCGCGAGGGCGAGCCCAAGCCAAAAGTTCTCGTCCTGGTCCCGGACGGACTGCCCGATCCGCTGCAACGTGCGCCGTACTTCGGGGCGTTGCTTGGCTCGGTGCCACCCGTGGCGGCGCACGTCGTCAGACAGCCGGATCGGAAGTGGCCCGTAGCCCGTGGGCTCGTAACCGATGATCGGGTCCGCGGACAGCGCCATGTCCCGCAGCGGGTCCGCGAACGCGACGCGAGCGAACACGAACCGCGAGACGAGCCGAGCCCCCACGGTGTCCTTACCGGAGCCCGCCCGCCCCATGAGCGCCACATGGCGGTAGGTCACTCGCCAACCTCGAACGGGCCGACCGAGGACACCCGGTCGTCCTCGCCGGCCGTGGCGGTCTTGGCGTCCTCGGTGCGCTGGACAGCCTCACCGGTACCGAGCACCGCAGCGGCGAGCCCGAGAATCAGCGCGGACGGAAGTTCCGGCACGTAGTGCACGACCAGCGCCAGAGCGGCGACGAGCACGGCGTAGATACGGGCCGGATGCGTCTTGATGAACTGCATTGAATCCCCCTGGTGTTGCTGTCTGTGAACGGTTGAGCGTTTGCGTTCCCGAGCTGGTCCCCGCCGAACGGGGCACCGGTCACGGGGAGTTGTCACACCCGCGGAACCCGCAGTGCGTCCCACGTGGTCTTGCCGGGCCAGCCATCGGCAGCCGAGCCGGTGAACCCGCGCTTGCGCTGCCATGCCGCGTACGACTTGCGGTCGGCTTCGGTCCACTGCGGACCAGGCCCGGACGAGTAGCGCCCGCAGCCCTCGGCCACCAGCCGCTTGCCCATGGCCGTGATCAGCGTCGAGCGGGGCGTGTTCTTGAAGAACGCGGCACCGGGGAACGGGGCGTATGTCGGGGTCGCGGGGGCGGCAATGCGCTTGGCGCGCGTCACGATCTCGGGAAGCTGCGCGATGATCCGCGAGCCGGGGCAACTCGGGTGACTGCCCCATGCGGAACCGCCCATGGCGTGGTAGCCGAGCCCCTTGCCGCTCGGGCCGGACGCCACCTGAAGCGGCGCGCCGTAGGTCTTGTGGACCCATGCGAACACCGCCGCAATCCGGTCCATCTGCGCGGACGTCAGCGCGTCCCCGCCCTGCCCCTCGTTCTCGATGGACAGCCACGACGTGTTGCCGCCCGCCTGAGCCCATGCGCGGTCTGCGGTGTCCACCCACTGATAGAGCGCACCCGCCTTACCGGTGCCGAAGTGGCTGGACGCGCGCGCCTTGGGGTTGCGGAACCACGAGTCGGTTCCGGCGAGCGTGCCCGCCATGATGTGCACCACCAGGCCACGGACCGAACTCTGTCCGCCGTCGGTGTAGTTGATGGGAATCGGTCGCCACGTGGCATCCGGAAACTTGGCCATGCTGTCCCCTCCAGGGCATGAAAAAAGCCCCGCCCGGATTTCGCCCGGACGGGGCTGGTGTTCTTCGACTTGTTCAGCCGGTCGGCTGCCTACTGCGCGAGTCTGGCCACGGCGAGCCCGGCGGCAACCACGGTCGCAACGGCGGTCACCAGGGCGACGGGGAGAGCGAACCTCCCCCGCTCGGATTCCAGGTCCCGAATGCGCGTCTCGTGATCCTCTAGCGTCTCGGTCACGTTCTCCCCTGCCTGCCCGAGAGAGCGCACGTCCTCGCGGAGCCCGACCACTTCGTCATAGATCTCGCGCGCGCCGATCCGGACGCCTAGCGGCTCGTCCTGGTCGTCACTCATCGGGCGTCACCTGGTCCAACTCCACGGCCGTGATCTCCGTGGAGCCCGCCCCGACTTCCGATTCCGGCGAGCCCACCGCCACTTGCGGCGGGTCCCGGTAGAGCAGATAGCCGGGCAGCAACGCGGCAATCTGCCGGGCCAGAGCCTCTATCTCTTCGTCTGTCATCCATCCCTCCTTAGACAGTCACCGCCGGATCAACGGGCGGGTCCGGGGTCAGTCCGGCATCAACCGGTACGCCGTTGTAGGCGGTGGCCCGGAGCGTCAGCGTCTGCCGGACGGCCGCGCCCTCGCTGGCTGTTCGTATGCCGATCACCCACGCGAGGGTGTTGAGCGCTGCCCCGGTCGTATCGACCACGCGCACCACGTCCCCGAGCTGTAGCCGGGGGTCCGGCAGGATCTCGACGTTGCCGAGCAGCGGATACGGATACGCCCCCGCCGTGCGCAACGCGGTGGCGAGCGAGGCAGCGGACGCCGAGTCCTGCACCCAACCGGCGGGGTCGTGCTCGAATGCCTGCACCCCGTACGCCTGTTGGCTGGTCGTGTTCCAGGCAGCCGACCAGTTGTCCGCGGGCCCCTGCCCGCTGTCGATGCCCGGTGTCAGCAGCACGACCGAAGCCCCGCCGCTGGTCGCCCCGCGCAGCCACACCGCGGACGCACTGCGGTTGCGCATGCTCAGGACGAGCGTGCCGTTCTCCCGGCGCGTCCCCACCTCCACCGCCCCATAGACCATGGCTGCGGTGTCGGTGTTGGCGTTGACGAACCGAATACAGTCCGGCAACGCGTCGGTGTACGTGAACGGGGGCGGAGTATCCAACTCGTCGTCCCCGATGGTCCACGCAATCGCGAGCGAGCCCCCGGCAGCAAGCTGGTAGACGTTCGCCGCCGCCTTGGTCCATGACTTGTTGGACTTGACCTTGGACCAGTTCGCCCACTTCACCGAGCAGTGGTTACGGCACGCGTCGATCTCCTCCGTAATCGTCAGTGACGCCAACTCGCGTTCCGACGTCACCGTGAGGTTCTCCGCGCTCGGTGCGGTCGACCAGCGGCTACGGCTCCGCCACCGAAAGATGCCGTCCCCGTCGAACTCCGCCGTGGACAGCGTGGCCCGAGCTATCGACGTGATCGCTTCCCATGCACTCCCGTTGACTACGGGGACCACGCGCAACGGGATATCCGGCACGTCCAGTGTGGCCGTTTTCTTCCACGTCCCGTTCTGCATGATCTCGTCGCGCGTCGCCGGCTTCGTGGCCAACTGCGAGACCTGTAGGGCTTCCACCCGCATCCCGCCGATACGCAGGATCACGTTTCCCATGGAACCCGCGGGAACGGCGCTGCCCACGGTTCCCGGCAGCGCGATGAATCCGCTGCCGTTCGGGTACTGCACCGTCCCTTCAACGGTGGGTACTCCCGTGGACGAGAACGTGAGCCACATGCCGAAATGCCAGCGTCCGAACTGCTGCGTCAGCGCGGAAACCGTCCAGGTCGTTGACGCGTTGCTTGCCGGGGTGGCGTTGGTGCCGTTGAAGAACGTCACCGTTCCATTGACGAAATCGGCCCGGAGCGTGGTGTAAACGGCAGTCAGATTGGCGGGCACCCACGACAGCGAAAGATCAATGCTGCGGTCCCCGGTCGTGACCCCCGTGTTGTCTATCCACACCTCGTACCAAAAGCCGTCCGTGTGGTTGCGGTTGACCGCCCGCACCAGGGGCGCGTACTCCGCCTTGGTCGTCCCGGCGGACGAGCCCTGTACCGCGCACTCCCACGGCGCGTTCGTCTTGGTCCACTGCGACCAGTCGCCCGAAAGGCTCTTGAGATAGCCGATGTTGGCCGCTGCACCCCCGTGCAGACTCGCGTACAGCAGTGCGCCCGTGCGCGGGGGCGGGCACGTGTGGATGCCCGCGTTGCGTAGCAGGTGGTCCACGCACCAGCTCGGCGAGGCAACCCAGTTGGTTGACGCCCCGAACGGTGTATCCGAGTCGATGCCCCCCGAGGGGCGTGGAAGCTGTGCGGGCATCCGAAGCCGCTCGGCTCCGTCCAGTGTCGACACCGACACGGCATCCGATCCGGACTGTGCCGAGCGGGCCCGGACGCTGCCGCGGAAGCTCGGCACCGTACTGCCCCCGAGTCCCCAACGGTGGACGACCGACTGTCCCGGGCGCACCGCATCCCCCGACGCTCGCGGAGCCCACGGCCCGTACAGCGCGGGTGCACTGGTGGCGTCGGTCCCGGCGAGCGTCAGCGACATTGACGCGCTGGACGAGCCGCTGAACGCCCGCATGGCGTCGGGCAGATCGGTGCCGTAACTCTGTTCCAGAGACCACGACTGGACTTGCGCGGACATGTCCTTGCCGCCCAATCGCGTCTGCTGTGCTAGCTGCCGCTCGCCCGTCTTCAACGCGGCGATCAGTGCACTGTCAGCCGGCCGCACCGGTCACCTCCACCAGCGTCAACCCGATGTCCCGGAAAGCGCCGTTCCCCGGTGTTGCCGCATGGGTGTAGTCGGTAATGCTGTAGCCGGGGCAGCCCTCGCCCGGTCGGCCCGCAACGGCCGTACTGTCGACGGCCACACAGGCACCCGCGAGCGAGTACGTCCCTACGGCTCCGGGCACCACCACGGGCGTGAACGACCCCGCCCCCGCGGGAGCAACCGCATTCAGCACCCGTCCGACTGCCGAAGACGTGGACACGTAGGTTCCGCTCGTCGTCTTCCAATCGATCTTGACTGTGGCCGTGGCAGGAAAGGCGGGCGGAGCCGCGAGACTCACCCGCATGCCGGGGGCAGCCGGATAGTTGCCGAACACTGTCCCCGCCCATCCGACTGCCCCGTCTGCCGTGGTGGGCTTGAACGTGAACACCAGCGCCGCGGGGTCGAATGCGACCGAGCCCGTTCCCGCCGCGGACGCCAGGAACCACGCCGTGATCAGCGCGTCCGTGGTGGCGTCCGCCTGAGCGGGCTTGAACAGATTCCCGGCGAGCGGGTCCAGCACGGCTATCGGACCGTTCCCGCCGATCCGCCGGGCGAGCCGGTCCAGATGTGCCACGTCGTCGGCTTCCATGGCCGACCAGGACAGCACCAGCCGCCGGGGCTTGACGGGCGCAACCCACGTGGTCACACCCCCGCCGAGCGCCCGGAACTCCGACACCCCGAGATCGGGTGAACGCTCGAACTTGGACGCGCCGTCCCGGATCTCACGCAGACTTCCGGGACGACCGATCCACATACTCAACTGCCCTCACCTCCTATCGAGTTGACGTTTCCCGAGCGCCGCAACGCGGGCTAGCTCCTGTTCTCCGACGCGAAGCACGATGTCCCGCATATTCAGCTTCTTGACCTCCGTCAGGAAGTCCCAGAAATCTTCATGCTGCGTGGGGTCGTACTTCGGTGCGGGGGCTGTCCACTTCGGCACCCGGAAGTTGCTCGGGGTCTGCACCATCATGCGAACGCGAGCGTCCAACTTCCGCTGTCCCTGGTCGATTCCGTCGATGACACCCGCGGGAATCCACTTGCCGATCTGGTCACGCATGAGCGTGGACGGAGAGTTGATCCCAAGTGCGTCGGCGATCGGTCCGGGAATGGCGGACTTGGCCCAAGAGATCAGCTTGTCCCGGAGCCATCCGCCCATGTTGCGGACGCCTTCCCACAGACCGCGCACCAGGTCCGCGCCCTTGTCGACCAGGAGTCGCCCGAAGCTGCCGAGAGCTTTCCCGATCCGGCCCGGCAGACCACGCATCCAGTCTGTGAATTCGTCTATCTTCTGCCGGGAGTTCTTTCCGAACTCGGCGACGTAACGCACGCTGTTGACGAAAGCCGTGCCGAGTTTGCCGACGAACCCGATGACGTTGCCGATCCAGTCGATACCCGTACCCAGCGCCGAGAACAGCGCAGAGAACACCGGGCCGGCGAGCCGCAGCACGACCGGAATCACGGCACCCAGGATTTTTGCCGCAAGCTGTGCGACCCACGTAATGATCGTGGACACCACGGAAATTACGGGCTGCGCTTTCTGTACGAGATCAGAGAGCTTCTGGCCGATCATCTGCACGGCGGGCACAACCCGTGTGGTCACGAATTCGGCCAGTGCCGCAAGAATCGGCTGTAGGTTCTCCAGGATCGCCGCATAGATCCGCATAGCGGCGGGATAAAGGTACTGCGTGAAGATCAGAGCGAGGTTAGTAAAGACCGGTGCGAGTGCCCCGTAAATGGCCCCGTAAAGCGCCATGACTGCCGGAATGATCTGCCCGGAAACCACGGACCAAACGCCCTGTAGAGCGGGGAGGACGCTGGTTTGGAATTGCGTTACCAGCGCGGACACGCTCGGCGCGAGAGTATCGCGAATGGAGATACCGAGTCCCATGACCGTCTGTCCGAGCCCGGCTATGGACGCACCCCCGGCACCCGAAGCGAACGAGCCGAGAAAACCCCCGACCACATCCTTTGCGGTGCTGAGAGCGGGCCCTAGTACATCCTTGGCAGTCGACGCAAAGGATATGAGCGGCGGCAACACTTCGTTGCCGATGAAATTCGACAGAGCAACTTGGGCAGTCCGCTTGAACTGTTCGATCTTGGCTGACGCATTGTTGTGCAGCGCGTCGCCCATGCGGTCGGCAGCCCCGGCGGTTTCACCCATTGCCTTGACAGCAGTGGACGGGTCCAGAGCAAAAAGGGCTTGCCCAAGATCCTCGGCTTTCGTTCCGAAAAGCCCGACGGCCGCCGCGTTCTTCTCGGCGGGGTCCTTTATGGCTTTGATGCCGTCTAGGACTTGCTGCAATCCCTCGCGGGCACCGGGACCACCCGCGGCTATCTTGCGGGTCATTTCCTCGGCACTGAGTCCGATTGCCTCGTATGCCGCCGTGCTGGACGCGCTGCCGTCCGTCGCCCGGATCTGAAATTCCTTCAGCGAGTCAGCGATCGTATCCGTGTCCCGCGCACCCGCCTGCATTCCCTGGGACATGAGCCCCACGGCTTCCGCGGCGGACAACCCGAGATCACGGAATTTGGTGCTGTACTCGTTGAACGTGTCCGCCATGTCATCGGCACGCGGACCCATCTTTTGCATCCCCGCCGTGAGGATATCCAGAGCTTCTATGCCGTCCTTTGCCAGACCGTTTTTAAGGATCTGCCCGACGGCATTACTTGTCTGCCCTAGGTCCAATTCGAAGGTGTCGGCGAGGTTGGACACCTTGCCGGTTATCTCTTCGATTTGGGCGTTAGTCGCATCCGGTGGAAGGATGCCCGCTCGCATGATTCCGGAGACCGCCGCCGCGGCATCCTCCACGGAATCTGTGATGCCATGGGCGTATAGCTGCCCCGCGGCTTCGCCGTAACGTTTCGCTTCGGCTGGTGTGCTGCCTAGGGATGCCTGGATCTTGCCGTTAATGGCTGTCTGGTCCAGCGCATCCATGAACCCTTTTGCGAGGACTGCCGCGGCGGCAACACCTACGGCAGCAAGCCCGGCTTTAAGGACTCCACCCATTTTCCCGGTGAAGCCCTCGCCGGCTGACTGCCCGCCCTCTTGTCCCGCCGCTTCGGACGGGCCGGTTACCTGCCTTTGCAGCTCCCCGGCGAATCCCTGTACTTCCGGAACGAGCGACACATAGCCCATTCCGACTTCCACAGCCATTAGTCACCCCCCGTTCCCGGCTGGAACTGCACGAGATATGAGGCAACTTCCTGGGGGCTTCGCGTGGTCCGGCCGATGCGATCCGAACGGATACCGGGCCGCGGAATCGGCAGAGGGCGACGGCTCGGGGACTTGGCCCCGGCATTCCCTCGCTGCCAATTGGCTTCGGCGAGCCGGTCATGCAGCGCGGCGAGTAGCTGTGTTTCCAGGGTCCAGCCGGAATCTTCCCCGGCCATTTCCCGACCTAGCGCGGACTCGGCGGGAAGGTTCACCACCAGGGCGCGCACCCGCCGCCAAGTGAGCCCGGAATCGGGCCGGAACAGGTCCCGTATATCGGTGCGGTAGTAGCGTTGGAAGTCGGCTTCTATGGCCTCCCCGTGCTCTGTCAGGAGTCGGCAGAGGCCGGCGATTCCCCCACCGGGGCACCCTCATGGTTCTGCCACTGCCGGAACAGTTCACCGAGCGCAGCGAGAGGCAGGGGCAGTTCATCGAAGCGGGCCCACTGGTCACCGAGACCCGCCGTAAGCAAGGACTCAATATCCTCGGGGCTCGGTGCACTGACGTTGACACTCTTAAGAATGCTCTTGTCCAGTTCACCCGCCGGGGTAAGCGCGAAGGTACGGCCGGAAACCTCGAACCGGAAAGGCTCGCGCCGAGCCTCATTGATCCATACGTCAAGGTTGAAAGTATCGCTCACTGTGCTTTTCTCCTAGGGATAAAGGAACGTTCGGCGGGGCGCTTACGCTGCGGGTTCCGCACCCCAGGCCGGGTCATCGCTGTACTTGATTGCAACCACGCCGTCCGCACCGGGATAGGCGGTAATGGTCAGCTCGTACGCAATGGCTTCGTCACCCTTGTACGTGATATCGCCGGTCTCGGTAACCTCGCCGTCCGGTACGACAATGCGGACGTGCGAATTGCCGTCGATCACGTCGAAGCCGAACTGTCGCCGGTCCGGTCCCGGTGCCTTGACCGCAAGCACGGACTTGCCGGACGTGGTGACCACCTTTGAGCCCTTGTGGTAAAGCTCAAGAACGGTCTTGCTCGTCTCGATGGCGGTAAACTGAAACGTCATCTCGGACGAGCTGATGACCTTTCGGACGGTCTGCCCGCCCTGCCATCCCTTGATTTCCGTGGTGTCGGCAGAGTTGGACTCGGTAATGCCGTCATCCGAGATCCAGCCGATATCGGTTGCGGTACTCGGCCATGCGGTTGTTGCGTCGGTCGGCTTGACGGAGGTAAGCGGAGCCACGTACGCGGCACCGGTAATCGCAACGCGCACGGCGTTAGCGTTTAGAGGCATGGGTGTCCCCTCGGACTAATTCGGTGGAAGAGCCACGGCAGTTGGTCGATGGCTGTAGAGTCGCCTGCTATGGATGCAGGATTGGCCGCAATCGGTGGCGCGCTCGCTGGCGCATTTGCAACGCTCGGCGCTTCTTTTCTGTCCACATGGACTGCACGCGCAACAGTTCGCGCAACAGTTCGCGCTGAACATCAGAGAGAGTTGCGGACGCCACGGCGCGACGCTTACCGAAAGCTCGTGGAAGCATGCGGAGACATGGACAGCGCCGCACGGAAACTATGTGTGACACTGGATCGGAATATTAAGGAGCGCACCCGTTGGGATGACGTGGAAAACGCAAATGCGATGCTTGCTTTTCACGACGCCGTTAAGGCCGCCTGCCTCGATACCGTTTTTCTCGGCCCGACATTCGTTAATGAGGCTGCATGGAAACTGGCGGGACTGTCTCGTCAGATAGAAGTCCGCGTGGCGAGTCTTTACAGCTTGCTCCCCGCTGAACAACTACCCGATGATTTTTCCGATATGCGAGACCTAGTCCAGGATGAGGACTTGAGTGGCTATGTCGAAAGAATGGAAACCCTTCAAATGCGCGTCCAGGCGGGATGTAAGGATTTGTCAGCTGCAATTTTTAAATTCGTTGAAACATCGCAGCGCGCGCTGGAAGTAACGGGGGTCGAGTAATTGGATCTAACGAGCTTGTCCCCGCATATGGATTTCAACGGCGTACGCGTAGCGCGCTTGGCCGGACTCGGAATCGGGAAGCCACTGCGGGCCCCCAACTTCCGTCACGGTGTAGACCGTCACCCCGCCGCGGACTCCCGGTATCACCCCGAGCAGTCCGCGGACCAGGGCGCACAAGTCGTGTGCGTCGGCTTCGGTGTCGCCCCATGCGTGCACGTCCAGCCGGGGACGGTCAGACACGACGGTCTGTCTGGTGCCCCCGATCCGTTCCACGCGGACGAACCGCGAGGGGCGGGGCGAGGGGATGCGGGACACCACGGGGACGGGCTCGCCGGCTGCCGCGAGGGCAGAGCGGAGATAGCCCGTCACCACGGCCACGGCGTCCGGCATGACGACGACCGGGCGACTCAATCGGCACCGTCCAACCCGCGGAGCAGTGCCCGCCGCGTGCCTTCCGCATCCCGCTGTTTCTCGTAGTTGCCGATCACGGCAGCACGCCAACGGCGGGTGCCTAGTGCCGAGTCGGTGCGGAAGTCGCCCCCGTCCGAGCCCGCAGACTCCGCGATGCGCTCGGCGATACGGCGCACTTCGGCCCCGGTTTCGGGGGTGCGCATGAGGCTGTTGATTCCGGCCCGATTCGGGCGAAAGCGTCGGCTCATCCGGACACCTCCTTTAGGCGGGCTTCGGTGTGGTGGTGTCGGCCCGCGAGCGTCCAGCGGGCAACGTCCCCGTCCACGTCCAGCAACCGCCCGAGTGCAACCACCCGGTCCCCTGGTGCTAGGTCGACGTCGACTCCGCGGCGGGTGATCAGTCGCCACCCGGAGACCACAACGGGGCGGTCTCCGCCGTCCTCGGTGGACGCGTCGGGCTGCACGGCAACCCGCCGGACGGTCGTCCTGGTGGCGTTCGCCCAATTGCGTACGGACGTGGTGTTGCCGTACCGGTCCACCAGGAACGGCGCGCGTACGAGCACGACGGTTTGGGAGTAGTGGACGCTCACCGGAGCCCCACCACCGCTACGCGCTTGCGGTACCGGGCGAGTAGGTCCCGGTCCGCGGGGGCGAGGGATGCCCCGATGGTCTCGGCGGAGTAGGTGACGCTCGCGGAGCCGACCGACTCTTGACGGAGATCGGCGGGGTTCGTGAGCACTCGGCCGGCGAGGGTGAGCACGACCGCGAGGACGTCACCGGGCACGGCTGCATACCCGTGCGTGTAGGTGACGGTCACGGGCTGGTCGTCGGGCACGCGCACCCGGTCCCGGACGAGCTGCCACCGGTCCGGGGCGAGCGGCTTACCGGCGACCGTGACCCCCTGTACGGAGACCACGGGACGTTGCGGCAGCACCGCCCACCCCTCGCGCGGGTACAGCAGTGCCGAGCTGGTGCCCCTGGTGAATGACTGCCGGGCTTCGCGGCGCACGATGGCGGACGCCACGTCCAGCACCAGCGGAGCCGACTCGGGCAGCTCGTCCGGCTCGCGCTGCATCCACGCGGCCAACTGGTCCGACGTGGCGAGGGCGGGCAGTTCCATACCGGCCCCCTCTTACTTGACTGTCTGAGCGGCGCACGCCAGACACCGCGTGACGGTCCGTGCCACCCCGTCCGAGTCGAGAACCGGGAAGCTCTCGATACGGGTCGGGGCGTCGCACGAATCCGTGTGCGGGATCTTCGGGGCGGACGCTGCGGCACGCTTTCGCGGCGGCAATTCCGTTCCCCTTCCGGCTACTTGGCGAGGACGCCGTTAAGGCGCGCGGCACCCTTGCCGCCGAACACGGCGAGCCCGCAATAGAACTCGATGCGGGTCCGGTACGCGGGCTTGGTCTCCAACTGCCCGAGGTCATCGACCATGACCCCGCCGTTGGTGAGACCGGTCACGGCCTGGTCGTCCTCGGTCTGGCCGAAGCGCACGGCGTAGATGCTGGACGCGTCCGTTGCCGAACCCTGCGTCTCGGTCTGCGGCAGGATGTCCGCGCCCGCCGCGTTCTGGCCGGGGTCGAGCAGCGGAATGCCGTTGTAGGTGGCGACCAGCTTTCCGGTCAGCGCTTCCTTGACCATCTCGAAACCGCCGATGCGGCGAGCCGCGGAACGTACCTTGGCGATCACCAGCCGGTTGGCGTAGATGGCACCGTTGGAACTGTTCAGACCAGGCACGGAAGCAACGAGACCGTCCATCAGGTCGAAGAACACGTGCGAATCCGTCGCCCCCGCACCGATGATCGGAGCGCCATTCGTGCCCGCGGAGATGACCTGAGCACCGGTCAGCCGCTTACGCAGACCGTCAAAGGACTTGGCGTCCGTCGCCACGTCGCCGTTGAAAAACGTGTCCTGGAACTTGTACGCGGCTGCCTTGACCTTCATACGGGTCTGTACGGCGCGCTGGTCGGTCAGGTTGCCGCGGGTCTGGACGATGAAACGGTCAACGTCCGCGTCACCGCCGAGAATGACCAGGCTTTCCGACTTCTGGTTTACCGTGCCGGTGCTCTCGGTGTACGCCTCATTGACACTTCGGAAAGCCACGCCCGGCAGCGTGGCCTCTTCGTTGTAGCTGTAGCTGTTCCCCTCGATCGGCAGCAGCGGGATACGGTCCAGAATGCTGGACTCCTGAACGAACGTCTCGATGACACCGCGCTGAAGATTCGTGGTGCTGAGCTTGGCGGACTCGGCGAGCGAAAGCGCCATGGATTACCCCTCCATTTGGGCATGAAAAAAGGGGCACACGTTGCGTGTGACCCTTGGAATAGATGTGGTGCGGGGTTAGCCGGCCGTGCCGTACGCGTCCCGGAGCCGGTCAAACGGGGTGGCGGGCTCGTCCTTCGCTTCGGTGCTCTCGCGCTGCCCCGAGCCCACGTCACCCCACGGGGCCGGGCTCGTCGAAGCGGTGTCCGCGGCGAGCGCAAGATACGGCTTGTCCTTGACGAGCTTGTCCAGCGCGGCAGTTACCGCGGCGGTGTCCACGTCCCCGCCCTCGCCGACCAGTCCGGCCACGTCCACCAGGGCGAGAGCGTCCGCCGGATCACGGAGCCGACCAGCGGCAGCCGCTCGAATCTCCGCGCGGACGAGCTGCCCCGTGAACTCGGTTCGGATCTCCTCGCGGAGCGCGTCAAGGTCGCCCGGCTTCTGCGCAGCGTTCGAGCGGCGGAGCCGAGTTGCTTCGGCTTCGGCGGTCTCGGCTCGCTTCTCCGCGGCAGCTCGGGCAGTGCGCTCGGCGGACAGCTCGTCCCCGCCCTGGTCGCTCGGCTTCGGCTCGCCCTGGTCGCCGGGCTTGCCGCCCTGGTCACCCTTGTTCGGCTCGCCCTGGTCGCCCTCGCCGGGCTTCGGCTCCGGGCCGTTCGGGTTCGGGTTCTCTGGCATTTGGGCCCCCTATGTGATGTATCCGTGTTTCTTCAACATGGCTATTTGGTGCTCGCGGTTGTCACCAGCGAGTTTGAAGATGGTTTCCGGCATCAGCCGGGCTTCCTTGGCGCGCTCGTATCGCTTACCGGGCACTTTCTCGAAACCCGAGTTCAGCGCCTTTCCGCCGATCCCGCGTTTCGTGGTGCCTTCCGTGGTGACCTTTAGCGGTCCCCGTCCCGTGGCAGCCGTAGCCATTCCTCGGCGGGCATTGACGATCTGCCCCAAGTCGGCCCCGGATTCAAGGGCTTTGACTCCTGCGGGTCCGAGCCGCTTCCGCTGTTCCTCGGGGCTCATCTGCCGTATCAGGGCTTCCGGGGTGCTCGTCTGCTTCCACTCGGCATCCGTCATGGGCTCCATCCCGCAGTCACAGCGGGGGTGCCTCTTGAAGCCTGTTGAGTAGCTGTACTGACGACCACTCAGCACAATGCACCGGGGGCACGCGGGCAGCTTGACCACCCGCACATACGAGATACAGCGGGGCTCGGCAGCCATGGACACGAACGTTGCCGCCCTCGCGGTGTCCGCTATCTGCGTCCCCACCATGGTTGCCATCTGGTTAAGCCCGGCGAGGGAAGCGACTTCCGCGGACTGTCCCGCCGCGAGGGCTTGCGCGGTGCGAATCGCCGGAAGGTACAGCAGCGTTGCGAGCGGACGAGCGTCCGACGCAATGCCGACCAGGGCCCCCGGATTGAGCATGGCGACCGGGCCGGCTGCCGCACCTTGGGCAAGCATGGACGCCGTGACAAAGGCTTGCGCCCCTTGCGCCGCGGAGAGTTGCCCCGCCATGACAGCGGCGAGGATCTGCCGTCCGGTCTCACCCTGCATGGCGGACAAGATCCGGTCCGGAGTCACGTCCCGCCAAAGGGCTTGAACGGCTGCCACGACGCTCCGCGCGATGCTCTGCGTCTCCAAGTACCGGGCTGCCGCTAGATCTCCTGCACGGCTCATTACGCGGCGTCCGGCAGCTCGTCCGCGGGCTCGTCCTGGTCGCGCTTCGGGCCGTACAGATCGGCGATGCTTCCGCCGAGAATTGCCGCCGCCTGGTCGTCGCGCATCCGCTTCCACCGGTCGATTTCGTCCGGGGTGACACCAGGAATCCGCTCCCACAGCGCTTCGTCCGGGACACCGATGGACTTCAACTTGACCAGGGCATCGGAGTACTGCGAGTCCGAACGGAACTGGGGGTCACGCCACACCACGGAACCGAGCGCGAGGGAAGCCGCCCGCTTGTCCTCGCCGGCTGCCAGCGCTTCAAGCCGCATGATCTCGCGGAGCCCCGCACCGAAGTGCCGTTGGCGCTCCGTGACCTTTGCGACTAGACCGGCTTCGGAAGCCGCGAGAGCATCCGCACTGACGTTGACGAGCTGCCCCGTCAAGTACGTGGCGGGGGTGCGAGTCTGCGAAGCGATGTGCTCAACAGCAGCGTCAATGACCTTGAGGTAGTTGCCGAGATCAGCGGCGGAGAACTCGGCTATCCGAGCCGTGTCCTTTTCGAGCCACAGCAGACGGTCCGAACGGAACCGGTCTAGCGGCTCGTCCTCCTCGCCGACGACTTCCCCGGACTCCGGGTCCACGATTTCGCGAACGGGCCGGTCCATGCCGAGCACCGCCCGAGCCGGAAGCGCTAGGTAGTCGCTCGCGGTCATCAGGTGGGCCCACAAGGTGTTGACCGCATCCTGTAGCGGCAGCACCGTCACCAGCTCGGAGCGCGGGTTTCCGTGCAGCCGTGCCCGGTTGGGGAGTTCGACCAGCGGCACCACGCCGAGCGGGTTGGGAACGTGCGAGGGCTCACCGCGGGACAGTCCCACGGTGCGGCCCGTCCACTCCTGACTACGTCCTCGTCGCTGCCACCGGTACACCATGTCCGGGGTGAACAGCGTTGCGAACTCCCATTGCCCGTCACGCCACGTCTTGAGACCCGCCGAGCGGAGCCGACGACGACCAGGCACATACTCGACAATCGCATTCGCCGCGTGCTCGAACGTGATCTCTGTATTGATGCCGTCCGGCTTCCACACCAGGGCATAGGACCGACCGGTAATCAGCGCTTCCAACAGCGCTAGACCGATCTCAACATCACATTCCGAGCGTCGCCAAGCCTTCCCCGCGGCGTGATCAATGGACCCGTCTTCCAGACGGAAGCCGATCGGCATAAGCCGTTCAACGGTGGCGTCCGGAACGGTCGCGCACCAGTTATCGGAAAAGTCCTTGAACAGCTCCCCGGCTTGGGCGTTGAACTCGGGGCTCGCAAACAGCAGCGGCCGTTTACCCTCGTACGCGTCCGACCACTTGCGGGCTTCGTTCTTCCGACGCTCAATCTTCGCGCGGAGCCGGACAGTCATCTGTAGCGGAGTCTCCGCCATGCATCCCCCCTTGGGCATGAAAAAGCCCCGTCGGCAGAAACCCGAACGGGGTGTTAGGCACTCGCAGCGCGAGGACGTTTCAGCGGTCTTCGCACGTAGCCGTCCAGTGCCATGACCGCAGCGGCTATGCCGTCGATACGGGCGGATGACTTCCCGCGGTCCGGCTTGACCGGTCGCATGTTGTCGTTGCCGTCCCGGTAGACCTCCACCACGGACGCGTTCCAGCGGAGCACCGGGTTACCGCCGTGACGTATCCGCCCCTCGCGCAAGAGCCGTTCAAGTTCCTTGCAGCCGGGCGACATGCCCAAGTAGGTCTGTGCGATCGGTACGACGTCGACTCCGCGCGTCTTGGCCTCGATGCGCTGGACGAGCTGCCCGGCGAACATCCGGTCATAGCTGATTCGCTGGACGTCCAGCCGGCGACAGTCCGCAATGATCTGCTGTTCAATCGCGTCGTAATCGATCGCGTCGCCCTCGGTGAGAGTGAGCAGACCGTCCGAAGCCCATTGCCGGATCGGAACCTGTAGCTGTTGCTCCAACTCGTCCGCGCGTTCCTCGGGCAACCAGAACCGCGAGATCAGTTCCAACTCAACACCAGGCACACGGGATTCAACCGCGAGCACCCAAGCCGAAAGGTCGGACACCGCGGAGAGATCCACCCCGCCCCATGCCCGCCGGTACCGGAACGACTTGTCATTGACCGGCCCGTTGTTCTCGTCCCACAGCGAGAGCGGCAGCCAACGGCTAGCGGCTCGCATACGGCGATTGAGGGACAAGCGGCAGAACGTAGGGAAGTAACTCGGGGTGGACTTGGCCTTGTTGGCTTCCCGCCGCATGTAGGCGAGCGAAGGGGAAGCGCCGAGCCCCGGATTCGCCTTCCGCCATGTGCTCTCGGCAAACGGGTCGTCTTTCTCCTCGGCAGCCCAAATGACCCCGTAGTGGCCAGGGTCGGCAACGATCCCGTCCGCGCAACGGCGGGTATACGTGTGTTTCTCGTCGTAAATGCTGCCCTCGGTGCCCTCATCAGCGGTCGTAATGTAGATGACCAACGGCTGATCTCGGGCACCCGTCCCGGTCTCGATAGCGTCGATAAGGTCCCGACGCTTGTGCACGTGGACTTCATCGACAATCGCGCCGGACACGTTCAGCCCGTGGGCGGTCTCGGCAATCTTGGACAGCGCGCGGAAGATACCGCCGGTCCGCGGGACTCGGATAAGCCCCCGTAGAACCTCTACGCGGCCCCGTACGGCTCGGGAAGTCAGAGCCATACGCTTAGCGTCGTCAAAGACGCGTTCGGCTTGCGGAAGGCTGCCCGCTGCCGCGTATACCTCCGCCCCGATCTCCCGATCCGCGAGCAACAGCACCAGGCCGATGCCGGACGAGAGCGTTGATTTCCCGTTCTTACGCGGAACTTCAATCCACGCCGAGCGGATGACCCGCACCGCTCGCCCCAACTCGGGGTCATAGGCGAGCCAACCGAAGATCGGGGCGATAACCCACACCACTTGCCAGGGTGCCAGCCGCAGCTTCGCGTTACCCCAACGGCCCTTGGTGTGCTTGAAAGACTGGATAGCGTCGATGGCTCGCCGAGCGGCTGCCACATCGAAATACGCGCCCGGCGCGTCCGCTGCCTGTTGAGCAACGACCAGCGGGCGGGACTCCACCGCTTCGGCTATCTCGTCCTCGGACAACCCGAGTTCGTACAGAGCGTCCAGCGGGACGGGCAGAGCGTCAGTCGAAGATCCCGTCATCCTCGCCCCCGCGGTCATCCGGCGGTGTCAGCCGGCCACGGGCAGACGGGGACAAGCCGAGTTCTCCGATGTACCGGGCAAGCTGAGTGCGGTACTGCCCGACGATCGTGGTAGCGCCGTTCTTCTGCATCCCGCGCTCGCCCTGCATGAGAATCCCGTTCGCGGAAATCTCGCGCTCGCACTGGTCGATACGGGCTACGCAAATGCAGTAGTCCGTAAGCGTGGCGGTGTCCACGGTGCCGATACCGGCCGTGAACTCCAGCACGGGGACGACGCGTTGCCACTCTCGGGAAGCCACTTCCCGGCACCGGGCGTTCACTGCGCCCTGGTCTCCACCAGCGTCCCCGAACGTGTCCAGCCAATCGGGCTCGGACAGCTCGGCGGGCGGAACCCGCACCCCCTCGGAAACGGGGCGTTTGCCGGGGTTCCCCTCGCGGATCACCTGCAACGGCGGTGTCTTACGCGTTGGGTCTGCCATTCCCTCACCCCTCCCATGGGTCGTGAGCTGGTCATGCGGACAGCGCAGAGCCCCGCGCAAAGGGCGGTAGCTGCGGCGCGAGTTTTTTGCCTCCCTGCCGTTCTTTTGCGGGAGGGTGAGGGGGTACCCGCCTGGTCGGCTACGAACGGCGGGGCTGGACGCGCTCGGCAGCCCAACCGCCCGGCTGGTGCTTCGCGGTCTCCTTGTTGTGGCACGACGTGCACAGCGGACGGAGACAAGAGAACGCGTCCGGATCTTTGACGCCCTTGGCGACCAGCTCACGGCGCGATTCAGGGAAGTGGTCGGCAACGGTCGCTGTCTTGCTGCACAGCACGCACCACGGATGCGCGTACAGGTAGCGCTTACGAATGCGCTCCCACTTGACCCCGTATCCCTTGGCCGTGGTCGTCCCGCGCTGCTGCTCCGCTTCCCTCGCGTGCTTGGGGCAGCGTCCGCCCGTGGTCAGTTCCGGGCAGCCGGGTACAGAGCACGGGGGGCGGGGCTTGCGAGGCACGGGGGATCACCTCCAGGCAGGAGGTAGCCCGACACGCGGTGGGTATTCGGCGTGCGGCTGTTGTTCTCCAAGTGCAAGTCAGCTCCGGGCGACCGTCGTTGACTCGGGGCACCCGGGTACAGAGCAAGGCAGGCGGGGCATCCGGGTACCGAGCAAGGGAGGCGGGGCTTACGGGGCATCGGGGTCACCTCCTGAGTACATGGCCAGGCCCACAGCAGACTGCCGGTCTGCGTGACTCGTTGGTCACGGGTGGTGTGGCGTGTGTAAAGAATGCGCTCGGTTGACGAAGTTTTTCTCATGAGGATTTGAACTGATCAGGCGAGGGTCTGGATGATGGGACACGAAGCAACCCACGTCATCAGAAGGGCTTTGCCTTGCCCAAAAACCCGCCACACCCCTTCTTCGAACTTCGCTGTGGCAGCCTGTACCTGAGTGTCGAACACGTGCCCGTGCGATTCCTTTTGGGGATGTTCGGTCTGGCCTGCTCTGTTACCACTTGGTGGGTAACCGGTTAGCCAAAGAGAGACACCAAGGATTTTCCACCAGATCAGAAAGGCGGAGTGCTCACCCCGAACTCCGTTGCTGTCTTGTGCTGGTGGCACTCACGGCACAACGGCTGCACGTTGCCGTCCGTGTCCTCGCCACCGAGGGCGAGCGGCTGCACGTGGTCCACGTCCACCACGTCCGCCAGGACGAGCGCCCCGCACCGCGCACAGCGGGCACCACCACGGGCACCGACCAGAGCACGGAGCCGAGCGGCCCCCGAGAACACTCGGACCAGCACCGCCCGGCGGACTCGCCGAGCACGTACCGAAGCGCGTCGTTCGTAGACCTGGTGGTGACCCTCGCAGCGGCCCCGGTGAGTGGCGGGCTCGGTGCAGTCAATACACCGCATGCTCACCCCCTGGTCGTCGTCCTGGTGCTCGTCGTTGCGTGCCCACCCTCGGACTCGAACCGGGGAACTCTGCGGCCGATATCCCCGAGTCGGGGCCGGTACCGCGCACCTCTACCGTTGGGTCAGTGGGCTTGGCGTTGCCCTCGCCGGCGAGGCCGGTCCGGGCATGGTGGGGAGACCACACGGGCTTACAACCCGTTTCGGCGACTCACGGACGAGCCGGTTTACTCATGGGCGGTGCAGTCTCCCCGCGCTCTGCCTCACGACCCCTGCGGCCACCCCGAACGGGTGCGTGGTGCACGGGCAGAGCTGGTGTGAGAGTCGGGCACTCAGACCGCCGTTTCCGGGCTGGTGGGGTGCGCGGTAACCCGCTCTCACTGTGTTGTGGGGACCAGCGAATTCCCGTCCCCGCTGTGCGGTGACTTTCGCTCGCTCGGTCCCTCATTGGCTTGTGGGGACCACCAGATTCCCGAGCGCCGAGCATGACGGGATGACGGTTCGGATGCCGTTTTGGTTTTCTCTCTATTTTTCTATGTGCATTCAAAAAAGTAGGTCTAACCGTCATACCGTCATGGGCTGCCCGCTGGTCGTGCCGCCCCTCACAGACCCTCGTGCGCCCGTGCTCAGACACAAGACAGCCCCGGCGGTCACATGGACTACGGGGCTATCTCAGGGCCTTACAGGGGGCTAGGCGAGGACCGGAACCCGCTCGGGCACCAGCTCGGTAACGGGCTCGGGGTGCTCTCGGGCGGGGTCGGCAACTGGCTCGGCGAGTACGTGCACCGGTTCGGCCGTGGGCTCCGCAAGACGTGCCACGGCACCGGGCACCGGGGGAACGTCCGTGCCGTTGGCTTCGGCTTCGGCGTCCGCAGCGGCTACGGCCACGCCTTCTGCGGCGGGGTCCAGCTCACCCGTCATGGTGAAGTCCACGCGGGACGTGTCCAGCTTCCGCCATCCGCCACGAGTGCCGCGCCGGACGTCCAGTCGCACCCCCGCTTCAATGAGCAGGGCTCGCCGGCCCGCCGTGTCTGCGGCTTCCCACTCGTCCGCGAACGTGCGGCCCGTGGGGGTCACGACGCGTTGCGGGTCGACCTTTTCGCGGGTCTCCAGCTCGGCTATGCGGGTGTCCAACGCGTCCGCGCGTTCCTGCCACAGCGCGGCAGCGTGCTTGGACTTCTGCCGCCCCTTCTGTTCCTGGTGCTCTGCGAACTCGGCGAGGGTGGAACGGAGTTCGGGTTCCGGGTCGTAGCCGGGAATCTCGACTACATGCGTGGTCTGGACGGAGCCGACCAGCCGCAGGAACTCGGCACTCACGTGGTCATCCGCCCAGTCCGCGCGGATGTTGGCGGGCAGCGTGCACAGGTCGCCCCGCGCGTGGCTGTTGCACTTGTAGGAGGGGTTCACACTCGCGCCGTTGCGGGTCGGCTTGGACAGGTACATACGGCCCCCGCACGAGTCGCAGTGGATCACGCGCAACAGCAGTGCGTCCGTGTCCGACCGTTCCCGGTTGTCGATGCTGCGGGAGTCCAGCACCGAGCCGATACGGTCGAACTCCTCGCGCGTCATGATCGGCTGTTCCGTCGCCATGACCGGGCTGCCCTGCGCGTCGCGTACGGGGTTGCCCTTGTGCATCTTCCAGCCGAGCAAGGATTCGTTGCGCAGCATCCGCGTAATGACCGCGGGGTTCCAGTTGAACGTGTCCTTGGCCTTGCCTGTCTCCCCTCCGGTCTTGCCGCCGGTCGCGCGCCCCTTCTTGATGGCCCAGTGATCGCGCGGGGTCGGGATCTTGTCCAGGTTCAGCCCCACGGCGATAGCGGCAACCGTCACGCCTTCCAGCAGCTCACGGACGATGCGCTCAATGACCTTGACAGCATCGGGGTCCGGTACGAGCGTCCAGCCGACCCCGCCGTGTTCCTCGGGCATCGAGGCGGGCATGTAGCCGTACGGCGGACGCGAGCCGCGCCACCGAAGCGGCATCTTGCGAATGGCAGCCATGGCCCCGGTGACCCGGTCCTTGATGCTCTGCGACTCCACCTGAGCGGCGAAAGCCAACATCAACATCATGAGTTCGGACATGGGGTCCATGGGGTTGCGGAAGTCGAACACCAGCCGACCCCCGCCGATGCCCTCGGCAAAGACCAACATCTTGCGGTGCTCGCGCGCCCACTTCGCGAGTTCGTGCATGTGGCTCATGGACCGGATGGCACGGTCAAAACGCCACCAGACAAGCGCGTCGTACTCGTCCGGACGGGCGAGCCATCCGCCGAGTTGCGGACGGTCGAAGGGGCCGAACGCGGACGCGCTCACGTCCAGGTCGACGGCTTCGCGGAGCGCGTCACCCTCGCCGAAGTCGATTCCGAGGGCTGCCGCTGCGATGTCGTCGGCTTCGCGCTGCCGCTCGGGGCTGGTGGTCTCGTCAGTGAGTACAGAGAGCCGGACGCACCTCACACCCCGAAGGGTCTCGGTGTAGACCGTCCCGACTAGAGGGTTGCGGGTAGTCGTCATGCCCTCTGTGGGGACCAGAGAGTTCCTGACGTTCTCGCCCTTGACCAGCACCGATGCCACCAC